TTAGAAAGTCGCATTGGTCGTGATAGTGGATTTGGTGAAGCTATCGAGTATATGAAAAAATTAGCAGGATTAGAACAATGAAAAGATTTACTGAATATTTAAACGAAGGAACCAAAGGTTGTTCTGATTGTGAATACATGAAAGACGAAACTGATGGTGAAATTGATACATGTGATGAATGTGCGGCTGAAGAAAGAGCTAAAGCTAGAGCCAAAACCAACGAAGCAGTTGGTGACTCTGCAGAACCAATTTATGATTTATGCGATGAGCTAGGATGTGATACAGATCATCCAGTATTTGCAGAATTAGTTCGTTATTTAAGTGGCGATCAAATTGAAGATTTTGTAGCAGACTTCCGTAGACACAATGATATGAATGGTGGCATGGAAGAAGCAGCTACGTCTGACAAAGAATTAGATTACTTGCGCAAACTAGCAGGTATGTAATATATAACCCTTAATTACAGGCTTAAGGTTTACACATTGGGAGGCCACAAACGTAAAATGTGGTCTCCCTTTTTTCAGCCAGCATAAGTATTAATATGTCAGTAGATACAAAACTAACCAAAACCCCATACCAAAGAGAAAAGTACACAACAGAACAACTACAAGAGCTTGCTCGGTGTACTATGGATCCGCAACACTTTATTACAGAGTATTGCTGGATTCAACATCCTACCAAAGGACGCTTAAAGTTTGATCTTTTTGATTATCAGCGTGGTTTGTTAGACAGCTACCATAATCACAAATATAGTATTGCACTTATTAGTAGACAGATGGGTAAGTCAACTGCGGCGGCGGCATATCTGTTGTGGTATAGTATGTTTATACCTGACCAGACTATTCTTATTGCGGCACACAAATATAGTGGTGCACAAGAGATCATGCAACGTATCCGTTTTGCTTACGAATTACTGCCAAACTTTATTCGGGCTGGTGTTACTGCATATAACAAAGGATCGTTAGAATTTGACAACGGTAGCCGCATTGTCGCACAGGCTACAACAGAGAACACCGGACGTGGTTTAAGTATATCGTTAGCATACTTAGACGAATTTGCATTTGTGCGTCCTACTATTGCTCGTGAATTCTGGACAGCATTATCACCAACACTTAGTACAGGCGGTAAATGTATTATTACAAGTACGCCCAACCAAGACGATGACCAGTTTGCACAGATTTGGCGTGAAGCATTAAAGACTACAGATGAGTTTGGTAACGAAAAAGAAACAGGCAAAAATGGATTTAAAGCATACAGTGCTGATTGGACATTTCATCCAGATAGAGACCAGGCCTGGGCAGACGAAGAACAAGGCAAGATTGGCGAAGAACGTTTCCGTCGTGAACACCTAAACGAGTTCATTGCATTTGACGAAACACTTATTGATAGCTTAAAACTAACACTATTAGAACATAAAGATGTTTACAAAAAGACAGGGCAAGTACGTTGGTATAGACCTGTGCAAAATGGAAAAACTTATATTGCAGGACTGGATCCAAGTCTTGGAACAGGCGGAGACAATGCTGCTATACAAGTATATGAACTGCCAGGTATGCGTCAAGTAGCAGAGTGGATGCACAACAAAACATCAGTACAAGAGCAAATACGTATACTACGTGGAATATTAACTGATGTGCAATCAGAGGCACCAGAAAGCGAAATATACTGGAGTGTTGAAAACAATACACTAGGCGAAGCCGCACTAGTAGTAATAAACGAAATGGGCGAAGAGAATATACCTGGAACATTTATTAGCGAACCACGCAAATCTGGTTCAAATAGAAGTTATAGAAAAGGGTTTACAACTACAAATAAAAGTAAACTTGCTGCTTGTAGTAAATTTAAAAACTGGATCGAAGTTGATAAAATGGAGATCGCTAGTAGTACACTATTGCGTGAAACAAAAACATTTATTGCTCGTGGCGCCAGTTATGCCGCAAAAGATGGCGAAACAGATGACTTGGTAATGGCAGCACTTTTAGTAGTGCGAGTTGCACAGCAGGTAGCACAATATGATGAAAGTACATACGATGAACTAAAGGATAGTTTCAGCGATGAGGAAGATTTAGCCCCAATGCCTTTCACGTTTTTGGTATAAATACTATATAATAGAGAGATATAAGAGATATGTTGAGTTCAGAATTAGTTGCAGAAAAGATTTTTAAGATACTCAAAGGCAACGGTCACAATTTAAAACTATATACAGACGAGGGTGCTGATACTGTAGACCCGTCTAAAGGTCGTCGTTTTTATATTACTGACAACGGCACAATGGTTAGTTTGGATGAGACAGAAAATACTCGTAAAATTAAAGTTAGTTTAGGCTCAAATGTTGATCATAGATCAATTAAAGAAACGCTAACCCAGATTAAAAATTTAGCAAATCGTAGTATCATAGAATATACACTAAAAAACTATACTAAGTCGATAGAGCCAAAAGACTTTGACTACCAAGCTCAAAAGGTAAAAGACATGAATCAAGATACAGTAAATGAAGGCATCGGAGCCGCATACGGAAGTAGCAAAAGTAGCTACCAAAAATTAGAAAGTGCTAGACTTGTTATCAAACATAATAAAGCAGTGAATGAAGAACAACGTGGATCACGTAGTAGAAATATTCAAGCTATCTACATTGAAAACAGCGAAGGCGAACGTTACAAGTTTCCAAGTAACAACTTAGCAGGCGGTAGAGCTATGCTACGTCACGTACAAGCTGGTGGTAATCCACATGATGACTTCGGTAAACATATTGCAGAACAATGTTCAGAATTAAAGAAACTTAAAGAGTTTAGACGTTATAGTGAAAAGAATGGACTTGTTAACGAAGATACAGCAGATATTGTAGAAGCAGTTATTGGACGTATTAACAGTATACGTGAAACACTAAATCGTATGAAGGGCGCAAGAACATATGCGTCAATGATCGAAGCATTTGAAGCCAAAGATGAGCAATTGGACGAAAATGGACTAGATGATATTAAAACAAAATTTACAGTACATCACTTTGATGAAAATGTAGAAGGCGCACTGCCTTATGTTCAGTCACTTGTAAGAGAAATGCAAGCAGTACGTGAACACAATACAAAAGTAGAGGAAACAATCAACAACCTTGTAAGTGTTGTTGAAAATGCTGGTAAAACAGTTTGGGTTAAAGAGGGCACTGATATTGTTGGTGATCCAGAAAACCCAATGAACCATGCATTTGAAGATTCTTCAGCACGAGCACAATTAGGTGCAGTGATGGAGTATATTGCTAACGTTCTTGATGAGAGCGAAAGCACAATGTCAAACTGTCTTGCAGAAGCAAGTAAATTGGTTGACAGCGTCAATAATGATGCTATACTGGGTAAATCAGCAAAAGCACTTGCTTCGTTGATGCCTAAGTTACAACCAAGTAGCAGTGAGACACAATTACATGCAGAAAATACTCAATGGGAAGATGATATCGTTAACGTACTCGAAGGTTACGATATTAACAAAATTTTTTAAAAAAACTGTTGACAAACACCTGCAGGTAACATATAATAGTGATAATAAGTACATTGTCACTTTAGGCAAACTTAGGCAAAAGTTGCAATACGCAACACACATAGGCAAAATATAGGAGAATAACTATGGCATCATTGGCAGAAATCAGAGCAAAACTACAGGCACAAGACACAAAAGGGTCTAATCAATCAAGCGGAGGCGGCGATAACGCAATCTATCCGTTTTGGAATATCGCAGAAAATTCAACAAGTGTAATTCGTTTCCTTCCAGATGGAGATACGAGTAACACATTCTTCTGGCGTGAACGTCAGATGATTCGTTTGGAGTTTCAAGGTATTGAAGGACAACCAGATAGTCGTCGAGTGACAGTAAATGTACCATGTAACGAAATGTGGGGAGCAGTAGGCAGTTGTCCAGTACTATCAGAAGTACGACAGTGGTTTAAAGATCCAGCATTAGAAGATATGGGTCGTAAGTATTGGAAGAAACGTTCATACGTATTCCAAGGTTTTGTAACTGAAAACTCTTTAGATGAAGAGGCACCAGAAAATCCAATTCGTAGATTTGTAATTAATCCAAGTATCTTCAATATTATTAAAGGTGCTCTAATGAGCAGTGATTTTGAAGAACTACCTACAGATTATGAAGGTGGTACAGACTTCCGTCTTACTAAAACAACAAAAGGTCAATACGCTGACTACAGTACAAGTACATGGGCTCGCAGAGAGCGTTCACTGAATACTGAAGAGCGAACAGCACTTGAAACACATGGGTTGTATAACTTAAATGATTATCTTCCTAAACAACCAAGCGAAGCAGAATTGGCAGTAATTGCTGAAATGTTTGAAGCTAGTGTTGATGGCAAGATGTATGATCCAGTACGTTGGGGTAATTTTTATCGCCCAGCAGGCGTACAAATTGATACGTCAAATAGTGCACCAAATAA